GTGGAAACATCAATTCCCCATGCTAGAGCGAAGCTGCCTCGACTTTCGTCGGTCGGGTACTCAAAAGAACGCATATAGCTCATGGATAGTGTTCGATACTCTAGGTTCCATGGGCGAAATCTGTGCTTCATAGCGCGTCCCAGATGTCGCATTCTCTTACAGAAGAATGATAAGATTGGCATATAACCGTTGCATAAACCTTCCCCTATGCCAACAGTCCACAACCATGAACCAATATCAACATTCTTCCCCAACCTAACTTTCATGCGATTGATAGCACGCATAGGATTTCTGCACATGACGTACCCTATTGGTGTCATGACAGGTCTCGATTGGCAAAATTCTATATGCTCAAAGACTTCCGTGTTAGAATATTTTGTATTCATACCACAATCCTTAAAATCGTACTTCGACGCAACATAACCTGATGTAATGACCACTGAATCGTCCCCATCCACGATAATCGCCGCGTTGGGGTAGCAAATGCGAAGTAAGCAATAATTTATAATTGAGTTGCCCAACGACGTATTCGGTACTCCTGAACATCTTCGAAATGGAAAAGAATACTTAATACCCCCTTGGGTTACAAATTTGTTGCTTTCCTGCATCTGATAGAGTGACAACAATTTATCGCTTTGAAAGCAAGCCATCATTGCCGCAACCTCAACACAGTAATGCTGGTAATTAACCATGGAATCAAACTTCGAGTGATCGATTAAGTGCGCTACAGGTTTGTCAAATCTAGACCAAGCCTCCCATAACACCGTGGCTCGTTGGTGAAAATTCAGGCCCTTTGCGGTAATGGGCAGGCCGAAATTCTCATGATGCTCCAAATGTATGGACTTCAAAGCCAACTCAGCAGGTATTGTGTACCTGGCCAAATTTAGTGTATATGTGCTGTTAAAGAACTGGATTAGTCTAGCAACAATTTCATCCTCTGATTTCGTAATATCCCCATCGAACAACCTCATCAATTCAAATTTTATAAATGACTTACCGAGTCTTGATTGGTGCGGGTTACGTAAAGCATCAG